CTTGTTTACTAATTACTTCGTTTGAATAACGACATAGTACGTCTAGCTATCTCCCTCGGAGAGGGAATGAGGAAGCCACACAACACACCAAAGGCTAAGACTAGCCACAGTGGGTACTCGTTAACCACAACAGTCTCTACAGCGTCTGAGGACACCCTTGTAGTCGTGTTACGTTGGTCTATGGTGTCTACCCTACTGTTGGGTCTTACACTCACTGTAGGGGCTACATTATTTGTCGTGCCAATCGTCTGGGAGTTGGTTTTCCCCGCCTGTACGTTGGCCGCTACGTTTGGACCCCCTCCCGTGAGAAACTGAGGTATTTGACTGCAACTTACCGTAAGCATCAAAACCAAAGGAAGCAGCAGCAAAAGAGAAGATAGGCCAGACAAGGACTTCGACAATCTCAACATCTTTAGTCTCCACGACATATACTAGCCAGATAAGAAGGACTACAGCCAACTCTCTCTTAAAGGTCTTCTTAGTTAGAACGGGCTTCTCTTTCGATTGCATCACGAATAGCCTTTAGGTTTTCATCTATCCGAGCCATCATCACAGCTTGATCTTGGACCATGTTCTCCATAGCCTCAATCCTAATCTCTGCTCGCATGATAGAACGAGAGTTGTTGTCAACATCATTCCGTAGAGTAGCGACAAACCAGATAAGGGCAATAGTCTGTAAGATGATGGCAAAGATGAAAGTTACGGGGACACCTTTGGATAAGTGCCAAGGTTCTTCACTCATGGGTATGCCTTTCGAGAGAGTTGATAGTGTGGGCCATCAGGGAAGCTCTTCCAGTCACCACCCCACTCAAGGTCTACCTCAAGCTCTTCGGCAGCTTGTTTCATAGCATCAGCGATAGGGTAGAAGTGTTCCCAATCCCATGAGATAGGCCAAGGGGCAATGTCTACAGCATGGCCTGTTAAGTGGCGTGAGTTCATTGTAGTAGACTTACCAGACTTATACAATTCACGTTGACGGTTAATGTTACGGATACCCTCAATTACAGTGAAGTCTTGTTCTGTAATCTGGATAGCTCGTTTGACGACAGCTACAAGGTCAGGGTGAACACCTGATAAGTTCTGTAGGCTACGATTACCTAGTTTATGTGGCATTATAATCACCTTAATTCGACCCAGAGTGTTGGGCTTCCAGTTCCGGTTTGGCGGTAATAGTAATCATCTGGGACAATGTAGGTTGAAGGTCCAATACCACCCAGCGTAATCCACGTTACTTCGTCCGTAGACACTTGAAAAGAACTAGAGGCGTTACCCTCAACAGAGACGCTAATGGGCTTCCCCGTTGTGTTCTGATACGAGGTACCAAAGACACGAGACCCAGACAAGTTTTGCCAAGTTTGACTAACACCAAGCAAATAGCTTTCCACCACACTTTCAGCAACAGTTACAGTGTTTGTAGATTGGTTAAAGGAAAACAGTGAAATCCAAATGGTATCACTATCATCTCTGATCTTTAAGACATCATTGGTTGTATCATACCACAGCATATAACTGTAAGTTGTTGCGGGGGCAGATGCCCCGCTTGACAAAGTAGCAAGTGCAGCTAACGCCCCGTTAAGGTCAGAACGAAAGCTGGCTGGTGTTTGGTTTGCTATGTTAAAATCATGTTGTGACATTAGTCATACTCCACGAAGGCTGTTAGAGTTTCAATGCTAGGGGTTATGGTCGTTCCCGCAGAAATAAGTCTTACTTGAAACCTAAAGGCTCTACCGTAAAACTCACCACACCTGAACTTTTTATACTCAGACCAAGTTGGCGTGCCTGAGGGATCATCCTCCGTTGTGCTGATGTAGAACAAAAGGTTTGTGTCCCCGCTTTGAGTAGAAACATTGAGGTCATCAAACAACCCATCCAAGAAATCAAATAGGCCGACAAGCTCATCAAAACCAGTTGTTCTTGACAGCCTATCAACACCCGCATCAATTCTTGCCCTAACCTTGCGAGAAGTGCTGTCGTGAGTTTCAATATAATCACTGAACGTATAGGTTGCTGATTGACCAATTGTTGTCTGGACAAAACCCCTCGTAAATATACTATTGAAGCTCATCAATAAGTTTCCACCAGTATCGTCAAAGTTCATACCAGTCAAAAACTCCGAACCATTTGGAGACACAAGCGCAATAAACTCAGAGAAATCACCGCTGCTATACGACGCTGTAGAAATGTCCCAAGCTGTTGAGAGAGTATACCCATATATCTTGTTTACACCCCCCTGAACACTATTCACAAATAGTCTAGTGCCATCAGGAGAAACAGCTAGTGCATTTGCGTATGATTCTGTTATTTCAGGGGAAAGGTCAAGAGAGTTAGTCAGGGATGCTGTAGTCACATCCCAGTTTGTTGACATAGAGTATTGACGAACAAAACTCCCACCCGTGCTGGACAAAGGCTCCCAATTATTTCCGCAGAGGTACATCTCTGACCCGTCAGACTTAAATTTAATTCCCGTTATAAAAGAAAAGTTAGATAGGCCAACAGAGAAAGAGTCACCTGTATCAATAGCAGTTGTAATGTCCCAAGGTGTTTGCATCTCATAGACATAAACACGAGCGAAAGTGTCTGTTGTAGAAGTCCAGAAAACAGTCCTTCCATCGTCTTTGATGTATAGACCTTGAACATTATGAGGCTGGCCCACTCTGGTTGGAAGTACAAAAACCTTTTCGCTAGAAAAGACTATCGTATTCAAGTTAAAGGGAACTTGAAGGTCAAACTGTACGATATACCCTGCATCAGAGGCAACGTAGTAAACCTTTTTGCCATCTGGTTTAACGAATAGGTCAAAGCAGCTTATGTCGTACTCTGGGATGAAGGACGAGTTTATAGGCAGCTTTTCATAGTTTATTCCATCCGCCGATGAAGCCTCATAGGCAAGGTCGGGGCTGATAACCAACTCCGAGCTTTCAACTTCACAATTTAACTTTATCCCAGAAAACGTAGATTGCTCGCTTTGAGTAAGTGAGTTAGTGAACGATGGAACCTCATCCCCGGACACCACAAGGCTCGTTGCTGACTCCGAACCAATACCCGTCTTATCAAAAGCACGGATTAGGTACGTCCCTTCCCGACTTGGTAGGGTTAGGCTTGTTGCAGGACGTGGTATTTTCTCCACAGCAGTAGTGGCGTTAGACCAAGTTGCATCAGCTGTTTCAACAGCGTGTCTAATCTTGTAGTAAGATAAGTCAAAATTAGGAGTTGCTTCCCAGTCAAGATTTACAAGACTGCCGTTGACCTCGTAAGAAAAGCCCTTAACATCTCTAGGAGGAAAACGTGAGTTTGCTGTGTCTATAACAGCAGAATAAGCCCACTCACCACGAATCCCAAATGTATTTATACCTCTTGCCCGAAACTGATAGGAGCCAACTTCGGGGTCAACCAACTCAAATAACCCAAGTTGACCAACACCTAGAGGAGACCATTGGGTGTCATTTTCTTCCTTGTACTCAACCTCAACCCTATCCAAAAGCTCTGGGCTGGCAGAAGATACCGAGAAAGAAATTAACTCTGTTACACTTTCACGAATTACTCGTGTTCTTGTGACGATAGAGTTTTGTGCTATGCTAACGGCAGGAACCTCAAAAGGCGACAACAAATTGGTGTTATCACGTTCATAGACGACACCATCATCTACTTCATCAAAGACAGATTCAGCAGTCTCACGTAGTGTTAACTCTACCTGTAAGTCAAGTCCATCAGTAAGACCAAAGTTCCAAGCTAGTACCTGAAACTCTTTATTATCCCAACCAAAGCGGGAGTTAGTTAGGCGAACATTATCCCCAACTTGAACCTGCATAGTCTTGAGGCCGAAGGAAGCTGTAACTGTAAGCTGTTGCCTGTTACTTTCCAAGGCAATCCTTGCAATACGACGAGCCTCAATAGAGTTGTCAGTGAAAGGTAGGTCTACATCAGCAACAGACTCTTGTCCGTTATCAGCGGCTAGGAAGGCTGCATTGTCTACTTGTGGGTAGTCAGTGGTCTGCCAGTTACTCTCTTCACCACGGAAGGTTCCTTTGACTACGTTGAAGTTGTCCCTACGGGAGTGACGTGTAGCAACACTAATGGAGGAACGTAGGTCATCTTCATTAAGGTCAAGAACTGGCGTAGTCCAGTAACCGGGTTTCATACGCCACTTACCTTGAGCATACCACAACGTACCACTCATAGAGGTCAACAGGTTGTTGATTACATCGTAAGGAGTAAGGTCAGTAGTGAAAGCACCGTTAGTGGTATAACGAGTAGTACCTGCATCTGTGTTAGTCTGATTACACACAGTAACAGCAGCATTAACTAGGTCGTCGTCAATGTTAGCAGGTAACTCAGCAAGACCATGAGAGCTAGTCAAGTAATCCCGTAGGCACAGCGCAGGGTTATCAGACCAAGCCGTAGTGTCTGTATCAGGGTTGTAAACCTTCTTACCTTTTACTGTCGCTGTAAAGGTGGGTACACCATTAGGGAAAGCATCAGCATCAAACTGTAGACGGACATACATATAAGCAATGCCACGAAGTCTGTGTTGTGCAGTCCACTTAGCAGATTCAGCTACAAGGTCAGCATCAGCAGCTTGGTCAGGTGAACCTAAATGTGTATTGATACGTACCTTACCATTGTATTGACTAGGGGAAGTTACATTACCACTACCGTCAAGGGTTACTACTTCATCGTTGATATAGATTTCATCGAAGGATTCAATCTCATGGCCAGATACAGCAATAATACGATGCAAGAACTTATTGTTAGTTCCTGTAGCTTCATCGTATACAATAGCACCACCTACACGTACTTTACCGTAGATAATCTGGTGGTCTAGTGCTGACCCACGGGAGTTAACTTGGTAGCCACGATTAGCACCTTGACCTACAGAAGGTTTAGGAGTAAGGGCCTTAAGGGCTAGACCTAGTGCAAAGTTAACTGCAAAGGTTGCGAGCAAAGACCCAGCTATGAGAGTCCCACCAACTGCCGCCGCCCCTGTAGATGCAAGGGCCACCAGTGTTGTTACGGCCATATTAGTCTCCTAGATACTTAGAGTATACCCGTTCTACCTTACGGAACTTAAGGAAGTCCATTAGCCTATCGAAAGGTTGATGTACTTTA